TCCCCTGTGCTGCGGTAGCGTAGTCACTAGAGTTAAATGCCTTTACTTGTGCTAGGTTTGTTACCTCTGAATCCATCAACGCACCTGCGGCAGTTACATTAGTTGTATCAGTAACATCAGCACTAGCTTCAATACCATCTAGTTTTGTTTTATCTCCGTTTACAAACGCCCCTTCAGAAAGGACGCCTTGTACATCTGTGCCGATAACAAGCCCAAGATTAGTACGTGCACCTGCAGCAGTTGACGCACCAGTACCACCGTCTGTTACGGCAACGTCTGTTCCACTTGGAATATATGCACCACCGAGGAGGTTTGCGTAGGTGATACGTTTAGATTCTGCACTTGCTGCCTCTGAAACATCTCGTATGTAAAACTCATCCGTACTATCGGGTGTTGCGTTTAGTTCTGTTAATGCTGAAAGTTTTGAATCTGCCATATTATTTGCTTACGTTAGACCACGTACCAGAAGACTGTAAAATAATACGTGATGCACCATCTTCTTGTAATAAGTAATCTCCTGTTTCCAAAAGAAGAAAGTTGTTGCCAAGTATTTGTTTTGTTTCGTTTGTCCAAGTTGCCATACTACTTACTGTTACGTGAGCGAGGGATAATCCGTGGTTTCTTATCTCGGTTTCGTTTATTGTAAAAATCTTTCAACTTCTGGGTACCTTCCGCTATTTCTAATTTTACCCTATCGGCGTTGTCCATATTGTTTGCAATCATGTACTCATAGCAAGCAATCTTCACCAACAACCAATGGAAGGTAGAAGCCACCCCAGGGTTCTGAGTTGTATCCGCTGTTGTGAAGTGGTCGAAGGTTCGCTGGAACTTAATCTTCAAACCGTTTGTTTCATTATAGTCGGGGGCTGGGTAGAGAATAATTTCATCACCAACCTTGTCGTACATGATGGGTCGTGATGATGTATCAAACAGCTCACTTAAAGGGGTGGTTGTTGTTCGGTCTTGGTCAACGGGAGTGATGATGTATTCATTAGCATCTGAATCTAAAATGGTGACCTGGAGAATCTTTAAATGGGTGACTGCAAGGGTGTAGTTACTTTGGTCTTGTAAGAGGTCTGTGCTAGCCCATGGTCGGTCCCCATGGTTTACATCATCCCACTGCCACGAGTTATCAACCTGCATAATCTCTGTAGCAAGTTCATCTTGGGCGCGGTTAAGGTAGTTGGTAAACGTAGCTGTTAGGTTTGTATCATTTGTAATTGAGCCGTATTCACCATTAAAAACAAGACGCTCACATTCCTGTAAGAGTCCTGCTTTTTCAGAAGAGGTATCACTGTATTGAAGCATACCTCCATTATATCATTGACTACTTCTCTTCTTTCTTGTCTTCTTCTGAGCCTAGTGCTTTCTTTTTACTTTCTGCAAAGTTTTGTCGAAACTCCTCAATCTTGTCGTATGCGGTAACCACAAGCTTCTGGTCTTTAATATCAATATTAGCCAACTCTTCATGTTCTTCGAGTTGAGGGTAGAGTAGTTCTCGAACCATTGGCTGAATCTTCTCGTTGTATTTCTGAATCTTGGCCGCTTTCTTATTTAACTTCTCTTGAAGTTTTTCAAGGTCTACATTTAACTTACGTCCTTCCTCAACAATCTTCGCCTTATCTTGAAGTAGGTCTTTAAGTTCTTTATTAACAATAATTATTTCTCGTTCTCCTGGTAGTTTTTCCATAGTTATTTCATTAGTTTCTTATAAGCATTTTCCCAGAGGTGTATATTTTTGTCAATGTGGTACTTATCTACAACATACTTGTGTGCGGCAGCCCCAAGGTCCCTCCTGGTTTTTTTGTCCATAAGGTGTGCAACCTGTTCTCTCCACTCCCCCACTGTATTAGCGGTGAGTAAATAAGGAGCGTCGGACTTGTATTGATATGGGCTTTTACCATCTTCAAACGCCTGACCAATTACTGGTATCTCACACATTGAAGCTTCAAGGAACTTTAGGTTAGACTTGCAGCGGTTGAAGTAGCTATCATGTCGCGGGATGAGCATGATGTCTAACTCTAAGTTGTTAAGAGCGTCATTGTAGTCTTGTTGTTTTACCCACGGGGTACGCTCAAGGTCAAATTGTGCCCAAAAGTCCATGTCATCTTTATATACTTTCCTCGACAACTTGTAGTTCTCATCCTTTTCTGGTGGAAGCCCAAGCGCCACGAGTTGCACATCCTCTCGGTCAGACAGTTCTTTCAGAAGACCTTCAATGTGCTTAGCGTCATCGTTTGCCATTGTTGAACCAACAACACCAATACGAACCTTATTACCCTCGTTACGCTTAGGTGTATGCCAATCAAGGTCGTCAACACAGTTGGGTAATGTCGCCACGTTTTTATTTTTCTTTCGGTATTCCTCGGCAAGAAAGTCTGTTGAGGCAGAAACAAGGTCGGCACTCTCAAGTGCGGCGTACACATTACTGTTCATGGTGTTCAACATTTCCTCCTCCTTGTTTCCATACATGGTTGTTGGGACTCCAGTGTTTGGCAATAAGGTATCGTCATTGTCAACCACTACCTTCTTACCAGCCATTTGAAGTCCTTTAACTGCCTTAACCATGGTATCTTGGTCGGGGCGGTGGAATACAACAATATCTGCTGCCATAGCGCCTTCGTACATTTTCTGAGGTGAAACACGTTCTGAGAATCGGGATTCTTGTGAACCCCACCATCCACCCGCTTGAAGTGGGAGGAGACACCGAACATAGTAACAACCCTTATAGCCAGCTCCTACGAAATATACTTTCATATTACTTTTGGCCTGGAGTTGGGATTTCTACCACATCTCCGTTTTTGGTTATACGTTCTCTTTTCTTTTTTAGGTTTGATGCAATCTGCACCTTTGGTGTTTTATTTGACATAGGTTTTTACATTTCCAATCATATTATTACCACTTGGCTTGCCCCGACCCAAGTGGTTGGAGGGGGCAAGAACAATATTTACGCGTTTGTTGCGTGAGACTTGAGAGCAACTGCTGCGTTGTCTCGGTTTTCTACTACACCGTAGAGGATGTCTGCGGTTGTAAGTGTTGAGAGGTATTCTGGTGTGTAGTTTGATTGTACACGGATACCTGCTGAACCAACGATTCCACCCTCTGATGCAACTCCTAGTGGAGCTGTAGCGAAGTGGATTGCATCTCGGTGAGCGAGAAGGTTAAGTCGTCCGTTTGAACCTGATTCGTTTGGAACGTTAGGTGAAACGTAGACTGGAATTCCGTAAAGTGAACCCGCTGGCTTCTTAGCTGTTGGGTCGTTTACTGGAGAGTTGATTGCAAGTGAGAACTTGTCAATTCCTTGTACTTGTCGCCAAAATGTATTTGGGTGAAGGAAGAATGCAACGTCTCCTGTGTAGATTCCTGGAACTGAAGCAGCTTCTAGAGTTGCAATAGCTTGTCGAATTTCAGAGTCTGCAAGGTCAGTTGATGATGCACCAACTGTAGTTGAGAATCCTGAGAATAGACCAGCGATTGCTGATTCTAGCTGTTGTCCAATAGTGTAACCTGCGTTTTGAGCGTAGGTGCTTTGAAGTACGTATGAGCGCTTAACTTGAGCTGCCTCCTTATCTTCGATGTTGAATGAAACTTCGTACCATTGGTCAATGGTGAGCACTACAGATGTTTCTGTAGGGCTGTTGAGCGTAACAGCTGTTGCTGCGCCCTTTGAGTATGCACTCATTTCGGTAAGGTTAGGTGTTACCAAGTTGTCACCTCCCATAGCTACTTCTGAACTTCGGTCTGTGAAGAAATCAGCGAAAATTGCATTGTCTTTGAAAAAGTCGTTGATTCGTTCTCCCCAAACAGAAGGAATAAGTACAGCCAAGTCAGCGGCTGTTGCTGTATCTGATGGAAATGCCATATTGTTAATGAACTATTATCTGGGTAATTTTACAGACCCATTGATTCACGCCATGCGGCTTGGTGTTCTTCCGCCGTCATCCGTTGGTTGAACCCTTTCTTTTTCACAACCTCACCAGCGCCTTGAGAAGCTTCAAGCTGTGCCTGTTCTTTCTCCAGACGAGTCTGGTTGGTTGCTTGCCACGTTTTGTAAAGGTCTGTTTCTGTTGCTCCTACTATAGAGCAACCTTCAAGTGATGCGATTTTCTTCGCATACTCAACCTGTTCATCGGTGAGTCCTTTTGCGTACAAAATTACTTCATCCTTTGAAAGGTCATTTTGAGCAGGTTTTGATTCTTGAGGCTTGCTCGTTTCCTTTGGTTGAGGATTACCCTCAAGAGATTTTATCCGTTCTCGAAGCTCTTTTAATTCAGCTTCTGCTTTCTCTGCACGGATTTTCTGATTCTCTGCAATTTCTTTTTGTTTTACAGAATCCTCAGAAGTCTGTTCAACAGAGTTCTGTGAGGCCTCACTATTTTTAGCGGTTGAGCCTTCGCCGTCCTGAACTGAGGCGTCAGGAGTCTCCGTAGTTTCTTGTTCGTTCATATATTAGCCGTTCTTTGATAAGGCAGATACGCAACTGCCATATAAACTTTTAATTCCTTCTCTAGTATAGCATTGACAACCCACTACCTTGATGGTTTATGGGCTTTAGGTGAAACAGTTTTAAAATCTGCCTCCAGTTTTTTAAATGCATTCTCAACAAAACGCTTAGCTTCGGCTACCCCTTGTGGGTCTTTCCCGCTATACACCAGGTCCAGCACTTGCTGGTTGACCTGCTGTAGCAAGTAGTTCTTCAGGGCTTGCATTTGCTGCGGGTTGTGGTAGACCTGCGCTATTCGCACCTTGTCCTCTTGCGGAATCTCGTAGTTCATTTGATGAAATGTTAATTCCTGCTAATTCAATAACCTTGTCGTATACCTTTGAGAGAGTTGGGTCCGTAAGGATTTGTGGATTTTGTGCAACTGAAATGAGGATGTTATTGAGTCCTTCTAGGATTGCTGCTCTATCAACTTCTGAGTCGTCGGTTACCACATCTACACTAACACGCAGGTCTTTGAAATATCCCTTAGGAATTTCAAGATAAATGTCTTCACCTTCAATCTCTGAAGCGGCTTGAGCTTTTGTAAGATTGTAGTCTGAAGATGTAACTCGTTCCTTATTTAAAAGTTTTTCCACCACCATTTGATTTGCTTTATAGTTTTGGAAAGCCTCATTAGTGATTCGTTGTAAGTCTTCATCAAGTTCAAGAAGATGCTTCTTGTTTATTTTCTTTACGAGGTGTGGAAGTACCCAATCATAAATGATTTCACGTTGGAAGTTTGAGAATTCATTTGCCCGTTGTACGTATTGTGAATTACCCGCTTGACTTTGAAGCGCAATAGTTCGGAACGGTGTTCGTGCTGGCGTGTTTGCTCCAGTCACCGCATCAAACGTAGCTGAGACACGTTCGTATTGGCTGTCCCATTGTCCAATAAGAGAACTGAGTTGTGGAAATGAGCTTGGTACAACATTCACTTGTTGGAATCGCTTTCCTTCGGCGACATGAATAATGTCCCCTGTATCCATACCAATAAGAGAGTTGTTTTCTACTGTGTCGTCGTCTGTAAGGTAAAGCACCTTAGCAGAGTGTTCTAGGATGTCACGTTGTTTCAGGATAGTGTCGTTTGTCCAAACTTGAGCCTCGAATCCATCTTCAACAACCCCGCGCCCCAGGCCTCGTCCAGAGAGTTTACCCCATGGGAGGAACTTGTAAGGAAGTGCGTCCACTTTATCTTTTCGTAGGAGAATGTTTTTACCCTCATCAATCCCCGCCATGAAAGAACGAGTTAGTTGGTAGTCATCTTCTTCAAATCGGGCGTACACTTCGTACACCTTAATTTGTTTCGTTGTTGGTTTGTAAACACCACCGATAGCGGTCTTTTGCTTTTCTCGGCAAAGTTCCATCGCCTCTCCTGTGTTCTTCCAGACTGCTGATTTCTCTTTTAGTTGGTCTGGAGTTAAGTAGTGGATTTCAACAATCTTTCCTCGGAGTGGGTCAACAGGGTCTGTGATGAGGTTGCGCCAATCAACTGTCTCTACCTTGAGGTCATCATCCTTTTCAATCTTCTTAACCATTAAACCTCCATACTTAGGCCGTACGTGGTTTTGGATGTGGACTGATGCTTGGTAGTTTGTTTTCTTAAACCAGTCGTGGAGTTCTTTGTCCAAAAGGCGAACCCGAATTGGGTCGCTCTCTTCTCCATCAGTGACATCTGGTAAAAGCGTTACACGTGAAAGATTAAACTGTGTTGCTTTCTCTGCAGTGTTTAATCGATAGTTGACAATATTATAAAAAGGTTTGTCTCGGCCCAACTCATCTGTTTGACCAAATAAATATTTTGAGTCTGTGTAAAACTCAATTGTTCTAATTGTTTCGTACTGGTTGTACTCAAGTCCTTCTACCCGTTCAATCTTGCGGTCTTTATAACCTTGAACAAAAGTATTGACTTCACTGAAAATACTTGACATTGTAAATCCATTATATCACTACCTTGCTGGGTTTCTCACTTTAAGGCGTCGCTTGAATTCATTCTGCGCCCTTCGGAGCTCCTCTTTCACCTTATCAACCTTATCAGTGACAGGGTCAACATTCCAAAACGCAAGCATAAGGGCCATTAAATTGTCATCATGTTCGTTCGATGGTGCCCCCGCCCCTGACTTCTTTGCCTCGTCTGTGTATTGAAATACCTTTAACTCATTTAATGTTTGTTGGTCAGAAATCTTCACAAAGTTCTTATTCAACAATGACGTCATATTCTCAATCAACTGGTTCTTTGTTTGGAAGTTTGTGTAAAATCCCAGCTTCTGGGTTTTCTTATTCGTGCGGTAGTTAAATGATTCACGAACATAGATGTGCTCATAGCGCTTCTTGAGAGCCTCAATCAACGCCTGCCCTATTCCTGTGGCCTCAGGGACTATAAGGGTGGGACGTAACATTGAATACATATTTGCCAGGAGGACCGCTTTATCAGCAATCACCTCCGTAGGGACAAAAGCTGAATAAGAAGCAACCTCACGCCCAGAGGTCTTTGACACCACCTTAATAGAACATGGGTCCACACTTCCCACTGACGGGTCGACACCTATCTGGTATATCTCATCTGCTGGTTCTTCGAATATCTTAATACCATCCAACTCCCGTTTGGGTGGACGGATAAAGTTTTTCTGTGCGTTGTATACCTCTGAAGAAAAGACAGACCCCTCTAAGAGTAAGTCCAGGTCCCATTCACCTTCTACGTAAATTTTTCTATAGAGTTCTCCGTGGTTTGCAATCTGGTCATCAATATATCCCTTCGGTAAGTTGTCCGCGTTATCAAACATTGAAGTCTTGATTAAACGTGTGTTCTCTCTAGGTTCTGAAATAAAGAACTTCCGTGCCCAATAGTTCGCAGGGTTTGTGGTTGAGTTGAACTGATGTACGGGGACATCATTCTTACGCAACCGTCCTGACAACGCCTCATAGATAGAAAAGTCAATCTCCTCCAGCTGGTCAATAAACACCCCTGAGAGGCTCAACCCTTTAATGTCCTGCATAGACTTTTTGGTTTCCTTCTCAGTACCACCAGTCATAACATCTAGACCTTTAAGGATAATCTCAGAGCCATTCACAATCTTAATCAAACCAGGACCAGCCTTATACTCGTAGCTCCCCTTCGGAAAGATATCAAACAAGTCAGGCAACAACGCCTGCTCAATATTCTTCAATGTCTTCCTCCCCAAGAGAATTCGTGAGTTCGGAAAACACATACATAGAAGCCAGAGCTTAACGAGAAACGCGGTTGTCTTACCACCTGCGTACCCACCACTCAACAATAAGTGAGTAGGTTGTAACGCATTCACAAACTCTTTCTGCTTCGCATTCAGCTTTATCCGCTTCTCTCCAGTATCAAACTCTGAGAACCGTATTTCACCTTTGACCCACTGGTCGCCCATTTGCTTCCACTGGTCTATGTATGCTTGCATCTGATTAGACATTGTTTTTACTTAGTTGTCAATAGTAGGTATTTTAGAAAAATTGTGGGAGGTACAATATATATATTTATATCCCTCACAAGATGGGCAAGGTACCCTCCCCCCTCTAGACACCGCTCTATCTCTAGCTCCCTATAGTGTCGCACAATCTACATTCTGCGACCCTATATATCCTCTGGGGGTATTTCAGGGCTTTGTTGAGCGGTATTTTCTACCTTCTCTACAGTAACATTGAGCTGTGGTGCTACTTGTTTTTCTTCAGAGAGCAAGTCGAGGTTCATATCTCGGGCTAACATGGCCAGAACTTTGAGAGCATTTCCATAGTCTTTCTTGTTAAATGCTATCTCTTTTAACTGTTCCGTCACTTCCTCCCTAGTTACACCTAGAATATCCAAAGAAGTTTGTGCAGTTTCCTTTGTGGTGAGGTCTTTATCAAGCTGTAATTGCTCTTTGACAACACGCTCTGCA